CTCTACTCGCTGGTGCGCAACGACACGGGCGCGGCTGACGCGGCCCGGCTGGGCACCGTGCAGTGGAAGGACGCCGAGAACCGGTCGGTTGCCCAGCTCGTCGACGCGCTGCAGAAGCTCGCCAGCATCGGCTTCCCGTTCGAGTGGATCGCCGAGCAGTACGGGCTCACACAGACCGAGATCGGCCGGCTGCTGTCCATGCGCGAGCGGGAGGCGGAGACGTCGCCGCTCGGCACGATCCAGCGCGCGCTGACCGGCGGGCCGGCCGACGGACCGCCGACGGACACCGGTGGCGACGCGTGAGAAGGTCGCCGCCAGCCATCACGACCAGCGCGACCGCCTGATCGAGGCGGCCGCCAGCCTGGCGGCGCAACACTGGGCACTGGTCGACGCGGGCAACATCGCCGAGTCGTGGCAGCGGCAGCTGCCGGCCCTGGCCGTCGCGGTGTCCGGTGCGCAGTTGGCCGGCGCGTCGACCGCCGATGACTACCTCGACCGCGTTCTCGCGGCCCAGGACGTCGATCCGGCGGCCGAGGGGCGCGTCGCGGCCCGCTCGTTCGCCGGGGTCGCCTCTGACGGTCGCGGCCTGGTGGGCCTGCTGAACTGGCCGGCCACGGCCGCGTTGTCCGCTGTGCAGTCGGGTGCCCCGCTGTCGGTGGCGATGGCGACCGGCGCCGCGAGCCTCGACATGATCGTGCGCACGCAGGTCGCGGACGCCGGCCGGGTCGCGGACAGCGTCGCGATGACAGCCCGCCGCACGGTGACCGGCTACGTGCGGGCGCTGCGCGCGCCCGCGTGCGACCGGTGCGTAGTCCTGGCCGGCAAGTGGTTCCGGTGGAACAAGGGGTTCCAGCGGCATCCGAACTGCAACTGCGTACACGTGCCGGCAGCCGTGGCGTCCGACTCGTCGCCGGTCGTCGACCCCGAGGACTACTTCAAGGCGTTGAGCCGCGCCGAGCAGGACAAGGTGTTTGGAGTGGCCAACGCGCAGGCGATCCGCGACGGCGCGAACATCAACCAGGTCGTCAACGCGCACCGCGGCATGTACACCGCCGGCGGCCGCACGTTCACGACCGAGGGCACGACCTCGCGGGGGCTTTTCGGAGCCGGCCGCGAGGACCTGGCGAAGGTGAAGGGCGAGCGGTACCGCCGAGCGCGCGGCGCCCGGCTGACGGTGGACCAGATCTACCGCGAGGCCGGCGAGGACCGTGACGAGGCGCTACGGCTAATGCGCCTGCACGGCTACCTGTTCGGCCAGCCGACGCCGCGCTACGCCCGCAACGTCGACCCTGTCGCGCTGTACCGCAGCCGACTGCGCGCGGCGGCAAGCGGCAAGGCCGCGCTGGACGCTGCGCCGCGCAGCTCGCTGCGACCCGACGAGCTCACCCGCGACGAGAACTCGTCCCTGTTCCAGTACAAGGGTACCGGCTACATGGGCGTCAACGGGGCACTCAGGCGCGAGAACGGCCAGCTCCCGGACTCGTGGGCGTTCGACTTCGCCCGCGACATGACCGAGTCGATCGACTCGGTCATGGGCCGCTCGGTCCTGCCCCGCGACGTGTCGGTGCAGCGCGGCATCATGCGCGGCCGCGAGGTGTTCGGCGACTCCTGGGACGGCGACCTCGCCGGCGCCGAGTGGACCGAGCACGCGTACATCTCCACGACCGCCGAGTCGACCGTCTCGAAAGAGTTCCTCGCCGGCGCCGACACGGCCACCCTGCGGATCTTCGTGCCGGCCGGCACGCAGGCGATCGAGCTGTCGAAGCTCGACTACGAGGGCGAGCTGCTCCTGCAGCGCGGCCTGCGCCTGCGCGTTGTCACCGATACCGGGCCCGGCCCGAACCGGGTCATCGAACTGGAGGTCGTGAAGTGACGCGACCCGACGACCACGAACGCGCCATCGACCGGATGGCCATGGACTACCCGGTCGAGTTTGACGTGCCACCGACCCATCCCGGCCCGCAAGGGGATCGGGACCGACCCCGCAATGGGAGCACGGATGTCCGACCAGGACGACACGAACAACGCTGACGACACCACCGACGCCGCCGGCACCGATCGGGCCGACGACAAGGCGGAGGGTGCCGACCAGCTCGGCGACGCGGGCAAGAAGGCCCTCGACGCGATGAAGGCCCAGCGCGCCGCTGCTCGCAAGGAGCGCGACGACGCCCGGGCTGAGGCCGCGGCGGCCAGGGCAGAGCTGGCCAAGCTCAAGGGCGGCGACAAGGACAAGGCCGCCGAGGTCGACGAGAAGGCGATCAGGGAGGCCGCGCGCGCTGAGGCGCAGGCGGAGGCTCTGGCGGATCGGGTGTTGGACCGCATCGAGGCGAAGGCCGCGAAGCTGTTCGCCGACCCGGAGGACGCCCGCGCACTGCTGGCGGGACGGGCGGCCGAGTTCATCGACGACGGCAAGGTCGATAACGACGCGATCGGCGAGGCGCTCGCCGATCTGTTGAAGAAGAAGCCGCACCTGGGCGCGCAAGGCGGCCGGCGGTTCGAGGGCAGTGCAGACGGCGGGGCCCGCAAGGGGTCCAACGCTCCGGCGCAGCTGACCGAGCAGGACCTCAATCGCATGACCCCCGAGCAGATCGTCGAGGCCCGAGCCAAGGGCCAACTCGCCACGCTGCTCGGCTAACCCAGAGAGGCAATCATGGCCATCACCCGGTTCCGGCCGGAGATCTGGTCCGCCGAACTGCTGGTCGCCCTCCGTAAGCGGCTCGTCTACGCCCAGCCGGGCGTCGTGAACCGCGACTACGAGGGTGAGATCAGCCAGGCCGGCGACACCGTCCGGATCACCAGCATCTCCGACCCCACGGTCGCGACGTACACCCCGAACGTCACGGTCATCACCCCCGAGGAGCTGACCGACGCGCAGCGGACCCTGGTCATCGACCAGGCGAAGTACTTCGCGTTCCAGGTCGACGACGTGGACGCCCGCCAGGCCAAGGGCAACGTCATGCCCACGGCCATGCAGCGCGCGGCATACAAGTTGGCCGACCAGGCCGACCAGTTCGTGGTGGCGCTGTACACCGGCGCCCAGTCCGCGAACGCGCTCGGCACGGTTGCGGTCACATCTGCGGCGATCGCCGAGGCGCAGATCATCGCGCTGAAGGTGAAGCTCGACGAGGCGAACGTGACCACCGAGGGCCGCTACGTGGCGGTGCCGCCCTGGTACCACGCGCTGCTGCTCGCGTCGGACCACTTCGTGCGACTGGACGCGTCCGGCACGACCGAGGCGCTGCGTAACGGTGTCGTGATGCGCGGCTTCGGCTTCGACATCCTCGTCACGAACAACGCCCCGCTGGTGACGGGCGACGACTACGCCGTCATGGCCGGCGTGTCCTCGGCGATCACCTTCGCGGAGCAGATCAACAAGGTCGAGGCGTACCGGCCCGAGGCGAAGTTTGCCGACGCCGTCAAGGGCCTGTACCTGTACGGCGCGAAGCTCGTCCGCCCCGACTCCATCGCGACGCTCATCGCGTCGAAGACCTGAGAGGCGGCTGACCCATGGCTCGCGTGGCACTTCCGTACCAGACCCTCGTCGCCAACTCGAACCTGCTCGACCCCACCGGGGTCGCGACGGTCGCCGGCGCCGGCAACGGTCTGCAGATCCCCGACATCTCGCCGAACCGGCGCCAGGCGCTGCCGGAGTTCACGCTCCTGCGCGTGGCGAACGCGTCCGGCGGCTCCGGCACCATCTCGCTCCTGGCGGGCACGAACCCGCCGAACGTCGCGGCCGGCCAGGGCAACCTGACCACGACCGTGGCGAACTCGACCACGCAGTGGATCGGCCCGTTCGAGTCGAACCGGTTCCTCCAGTCCGATGGCTCGCTGATCGTCGAGTCGTCCGTGGTCATGACGGTGACCGCGTTCCGCATCCCGCAGGCCACCTGATGGGTGGCGAGGCGAAGCCGACCGGCTTCTTCCTGGGCGAGGGCGGGTCCATCTTCGAGATGGACCTGCCCCTGCCCGAGGTCATGCAGGACAAGGTCACGCGCGGACAGCTCCGCCAGGTGAACCAGGACGGCTCCCCGTACGAGGCGCACGGCGCGATGGACCTCGCAACTGGCGAGTTCCGCGTGCCGGGCAAGAACGCGAACAAGAACGAGTGGGTCGGCTACGCCGTCTCGCAAGGCATGTCCGTCGACGAGGCGGACGGCATGACGAAGGCCGACCTGATCGACAAGTTCGGCCCGAAGTAGGGGTGAGGTCCGATGGCTGACCTGCTGGCGACGCCTACGGACCTCGCCACCGCACTGCAGGAAGACATCGACACCGCGACCGCCACGATGCTGCTGGAGCTCGCCACCGCGCGGGTCCAGCGGGCCGCGGGCGGTCAGCGGATCGTCGACGTCACCGACACGGCGATCATCGACGTCACCGACCCGTACGACGAGTACCTGACCCTGCCGCAGCTGCCGGTCCGGTCGGTGAGTTCCGTCCTGCTGGACGGGGTCGCCATCACCGACTGGTACCTGCGGCAGCAGAAGCTCTGGCGGTCGTCCGGGTGGATGGCCTGCTGGTCGCCGCCGTCGCAGGTCACCGTCACCTACGCGCATGGCCACCTGACCGGGTCGCAGTATCTGCAGCCGGCGCGCGACTTCACGTTGTCGCTGGCCGTGATGGCGGCGGACAACCCGAAGGCTCGCACCAGCGAGAGCAACGGCGACAGGCGGATCTCGTACGCCGAGGCCGAGGCGCGCATGCAGATGACCCAGTCGATGCGCGACGCGATCGCCGCCCAGTACGGCGCGGGCGTCTACGTCACCAACTCCCGATAGGTCGGGCGGCAGAGGAAGGGGGCGGACATGGGCGTCTGGTACGCGACGCGTGAGGCGGTCATGTCCGCCCTCGACGTGCGCGGTTCGGCCCGGCCGACGGCAGACGTTGACGCGGCGATCGAGTCGTCCAGTCGCGGCATCGACGGCGACCGGCCCGGCGGCGGGTTTCTGCGCCGCCGGTTCTACCCGGAGATGCGCACCCAGGCATTCGACTGGCCATCCAGCCAGTTCGGCGGCTGGTGGCGCCTGTGGCTCGACGCTGACGAGCTCGTCAGCGTCACCTCGGTCACCGACGGGGCGGTCACCCTGGACCCGTCGAAGTACCGGCTGCGCCCGGATCACGGGCCGCCGTACTCCTACCTCGAGATCGACCTGGCGACCGGCACGGCCTGGACGTCGGCCACGCGGATCAGCATCACCGGCGTGTACGGTCACGGCGCCGACGAGGTGCCTGCGGGCGCGCTGTCCGCCGGCATCAACGCGTCGGTCACCTCGGTCACGGTCACCAACGCCGCGGCCGTGGATGTCGGGCACATCCTGCGCGCCGACACGGAGCGGATGATCGTCACCGACCGGGCGATGGTCGACAGCACGCAGAACATCGGCGGCAACCTCGACGCGATGACCTCGACGGTCGCCGTGCCGGTCACCACCGGCAGCGCGTACGCGCCTGGTGAGGTGATCCTCGTCGACTCCGAGCGGATGCTCATCGAGGACGTCAGCGGCAACACCCTGGTGGTCCGCCGCGCCTGGTCGGGCAGCACGCTCGCCGCGCACACGACCGGTGCCGACATCTTCGTGTCGCGAGGACTGACCGTCACACGCGGGGCGCTCGGCACGACCGCGGCGATCCACAGCGCGGTCGCCCTGGCTCGGCACGTGGTGCCCGGCCCCGTGGTCGACCTGGCCGTGGCGGAGACGCTCAACACGTTGCTGCAGCGGCGCACCGGCTACGCACGGACCGTCGGCGGCGGCGACGTCGAGCGCGATGCGCCCGGCGGGAGCCTGGCCGACGTGCGCGAGAGAGCCCGCGCCGCGTACGGCCGAAAGCTGCGGGGGCGGGCGGTGTGACATGGCGCTGAAAGTCACCGTCGGCCTGTCCGGCGCGCTCATCGAAGGGCTCGGGCCGCAGGTCATCGCCGACTACCTCGACGAGACCCGCCACGTCGTCGGCGTGCTCGCCTACACGGAGGTCCGCGTACAGCTGGACCGGTCGCTGCAGCACCCGACGGGCACCTACACGGGCCGGCTCACCGTCCAGCCGGTCGGCCGGCAGACCGTGGTCACCGACCAGGGCATCGTCTACGGCCCCTGGCTCGAGGGCACGTCGACGCGCAACCAGTCCACCAGCTTCAAGGGCTACCACAGCTTCCAGCGGGCCGCGAAGACGACCGACGCGAAGGCCGACGCGGTCGCCGAGCAGATCCTGCAGAAGTATCTGCCGCGACTGGGGGCGTGACGTGGCGCTCAACTCCGGCCGCATCATCGCGGCCGCCATCTCGCACGTCCAGGCCACCGGCCGGTTCATCACCGTGAACGGTCACGAACCGGAGTCGGCGCCGGCCGGAAGCGGGCTCACCGCCGCGGTGTGGGTCGAGAACCTCGCCCTCTTCGCGGCCACTTCCGGCCTCGCTGTCACCTCGGCGCGTGTCGAGCTGTCCATCCGCCTGTTCGCGCCGCTGCGGGTCGACACCCCGGACGCCATCGACCCGGCGCTGCTCGACGCGCTGGACGTCCTGCTGGCGTCATTCAACGCGGACTTCACCCTCGACGGCCTGGTCGAGTCCGTCGACCTCCTCGGCCGCACCGGGACGCCATTGGGCGCCCGGGCCGGCTATGTGCAGCAGGACCAGCAGGTGCTGCGGGTCATGACGATCACGCTCCCGCTGATTGTCGACGACGTCTGGGAGCAGGTGGCGTAGATGGCCAAGCAGTCCGGCCTGGGCGACAACCTCTACATCGACGGCTACGACCTGTCCGGTGATGCCGGCAGCCTCGGCCGCATCGGTGGTGGCCCCGAGCCGATCCCGATCACCGGCATCAACAAGAGCGGCATGGAGCGCCTCGGCGGGGTGCGCTCCGGCGAGATCTCCTGGGTGTCGTACTTCAACCCAGCCGCCGCAGCCGCCCACCCGGTCCTCGGTGCGTTGCCTCGAGTCGACGTGGAGGTGTCCTACTTCCGTGGCACCACGATCGGCAACCCATCCGCGTCGCTGATCTCCAAGCAGATCGACTACCCCGGCAACAGGGAGACCAACGGCGCGTTCACCTTCGCCGTGCAGGCACTCTCGAACGCCTGGGGCCTCGTGTGGGGCGAACAGCTCACCGCCGGCCGCCGCGTCGACACCGTGGCCACGAACGGCACCAGCCTCGACGGCACGGCCGCGACGAGTTTCGGGTGGCAGGCGTACCTGCACGTCTTCGCGTTCACCGGCACGTCGGTGACGGTCACCATCCAGGACTCCGCCGACAACAGCGCCTGGGCGACCCTGACCGGCGCCACGTTCACCGCGGCGACCGCCATCGGCGCCCAGCGCATCGCGGCGAGCACCAGCACGGCGACGGTCCGCCGGTACGTGCGGGCGATCACCACCGGCACGTTCTCGTCGGCCGACTTCGCCGTGAACTTCGCCCGGCACGGCTCGCTCGTGACGGACTTCTGATGTTCGGGCCCACCCGCCTACCGCCCGTGGGGCCGTCGCAGGCGTACACCACCTACGAGCTGTCCGCGCCGCTGCAGACCCATTACAGGGCCGGCACCTGCGAGGAGGCCGGCTGCATCGCCTTCCATAAGGGCTGGACGTCGCACATCGACGAGTCCAGCCCGCTGGGCGAGGCGCAGGCCGCCTACATCCGCCGGGGCTCCGGCCGCCGGTTCGTCGAGCGGCGCGCGCCCGACGGGACGACGGAGTTCGTCT